TCATTCACTTTCATACTCAATATCAGACAGCAACACTTCCAGCTCCAGCGCGGTCACATACCCTGAATTACTCAAACTGTGCGTCACTTTTGAGATTGTCCATTCCTGTTCGTCGATCACCTGTTTGAATCCGCTCACCTGAACCGGCGTTTCCGGGAACAGGTCGGCGCGTCCCATTGCCAGCGTGATAGAAAACTCCGCGACACCCCGTTGCAGTTTGTCCCACTTTGCCTGTGCGGCACGCATGGCCTGTGCTTTGGTCGCAAATACCGTGGTCAATGCCAACACATTTTCATCGGTGCCGACCAGATAATCACCCTCGCGAGCTTCTGGCTCCTTCTTTGTCTTTTTCGATTTAGGGTGTGGCTTCTGGGGTTGTGGCCCTTGATGCAATAGCACTTTCTTCTGACGTTTTACCTTTACCGTTTTCGGTTTTTCAGGCTGCGGCTCTTTGGTATGCAGCCAGCTTGCCGTGACGCCCGTGTACGCGCCCCGGTCAGCCAGACTAAAACTGTGCTGATCGCCGTCGCTGCGTTCAATAATCTGCTGCGGGATGGGCTTGCCGCTGGCCGTCTTCCCCGTTCCGGGACGGATAAACAGCAAACGCCCGGCTTTGATCGCCACGATTGCCCCGTTGCGCTCAGCCAGCCGGGTAATAAATACCGCGTCGGTTTCCTGCGTCTGGTCGATGTGCGGAATTTTTATCCCGGCAAAACCATCAGCCAGCATTGGTGCAAGGTTGTTACGTTTTGCCACCTGTTCAACAATCGCCCCCAGCGTGGTGTCGTGATAGGACAGCTCACGCCGGGCGTTCAGCGACCCGCGAAAATCGGCACTCCGCGCCCGGATGGTCAGCGTATCCGGCGTGCCACGGTGTTCTATTTCATCAACCGTAAAATCCCCTTTGCCGATCAGCGCTTCACCTTCCCAGCCCAAAAACACCGACAGCACCGCGCCCCGGCGGGGCAACTGCAACAGCCCGTCGCTGTCGTCCAGCTCGATGTCGAGCTGGTCGGCTTCAAATCCCCGGTTATCGGTCAAGCTCAGTGACAACAGGCGCGGACTGATAACGGTCGTGATGTCCTGCTCATTGAGTTGCAGCAGGTACGCGGGAGCGATTTTACTGCCAGCGCGAACATTCAGCGGGTTAATCATGCGAATAATCCTCCGATGGCAGATTGCGCCCGGTTAGCCATTTCCCCGGCGCTGCCGATCAAGCCCTCCGCCTGCTGGCGTAAATCGCCCAGCATGGCAGACAGCGACGAGTCCACGCGGGTCAGCGTGATGGTAAACTCAATCCGCCGGGAACGGCCATCAGGGAAAAAATCGGTTTTTTTCTGGCTGATACTGTTCACCACAAATACGCCGTAAATGGTGCCGCTGCCCTCAATCAGCGGCCATGCACGCCCCTGATCGGCCATCGTCTCCAGCATCAGCAACGACAGCGTGCCGCCTGTGATTTCCGGCAACAGTTCGCCTGACAGCGTGATTTTCTCGTCTTCAACGCCTAAGAACTGCAATGCCGGACGCTGACCGACGCGGCTGTTTGACGGCCAGCGGTAATCAACGTTGCGCTGCATGTTCTGGTAAGGCAGGGTCTGGAGCTGGAATACAAACAGCCCTAATGTGAGCATCATCGAATTAACCTCCCTGATAACTGTACTGACTGAACGCGCGTGACCGCGCCGCCCGTTCCCGCTGCTCAAGCTGGCGCGTGACTTCCTGCGCGATGTCCTGCGCACTTTGGCCGGGCTGGGCAACAATGCTAATTGGCGCGTGAATGCTGACCGGGGACGATGCCGCGCTGGCCTGAACCGTTGGCGCTATCGGGCGATAGGCTGACATGTTCATGGCTGCGGACGCCATCGCCGCCGTTTTTTTACGGCTGGTGACATTGGCCGGACCCTCAACGATTTCCGGCCCATGTTCACCGACGACGGCAAACTCTCCCAGCGGGACGCGTCCGCCGTTGTCGCGGTCGCCGCTGTATCGGGCAGCAATTGACGTTGCGTCGACTCCCTGCGGTGTCGGGGCGCGGCTCACGCCGACCTTGAGTGCGGCGGCTTCTTCCGGCGGCAGGATACTGTCAGCGGTTGGCAGCTTCTTCGATTTCTCGTCAACCAGCCCCAGCTTTTCCAGCAGCCACGACACGCCTTTTTTCAGCGACTCCAGCGGGTGCATGATGATGTTCAGCCCGTTAGCCAGCGCCTCACCGAACCGTTTCCCCATACTGGCCGCACCGTCCAGCTCGGCGGCAGTCGATTTGACAGGCGTCAGCAGGTCACCGAACCAGCCAAACAGCGCTTTAATTTTGTCGCCTATCCACGTAAATACAGGCTGTAACGGCTCAAACGCCGCAATAATCGGCGCACTGGCCGCCGCGAATCCCTCAACCACGCCGCCGATAAATGCCTGAATCGGCTCCCAGTATTTCCTGATAAGTAGGGCACCGCCAACAATCGCCGCGGCAACCAGCCCGACAGGCGACAGCAGCACGCCTAACGCACTGCCAATAAACATAATCCCGGTACGCAGCAGCGCCAGCGGTGACGTAAACAGCCACATCAGCACCCGGCCAAAACCCGACATCGCGCCCCGGACGACGGCCAGAGGATTAGTGAGCGCCCCGAATCCGACGCCCAAAAATCCCGCACCCGCGATCAATGCATTAATCCCGGCCATGACAGGCCAGATGACCAGCCCGATCCCACCGACGACCGCTATCAACGCCGCTGCTGCCCCGGCCACCATGACAATCTGGCGCGCCAGTTCGGGGTTTGCCGTCACCCACTCATTGACCCGGTTCAGCCATGCCGTGGCGGCCTGTGTCAGTTTTCGCAGTATGCCGTCGTCGTCATTGAACAATTTAAATCGCAGGCCAGCCATCGCCCCTTGCAGCTTGCTGATATCCCCTTGCAGATTATCGCGCAGGGTATCCCCCATCCGGTCAGCCGCCCCGGACACGTCGCCCAACTTGTTTTCGGTTCCGGCCAGCGCGGACAGAAATTTCGGTATCTGGTCAATCGACAGGTCTTCAATCGGCGTACCAAACAAGGCAATGGCAGCATTTGCCCGCTCAGCCGGGTCTTTAATTTTCAGCAACCCGTTGGCGGTTTTCTGCATTGCCGCCCGCGCTTTATCGCCCCCGCTGGCGATGGCGTTAGACATTTTTGCCGCATTGAGTCCGATGGCGTCATACGCTTCAATGCTGGCCTTTGACATGTCCGACCCGCGAATACTGAATTCCTTAATCGCGTCGCCTGTTTTGTCCAGCGCGAACTTGCCTTGCTGCGCCATCTCAACCAGCAGCGTCATCGCCTCCGATCCGCTGAATCCCATGTTGCGGAAGTGGGTTGAATATTCATGCAGGATTTCCGGCAGTTCGCCGCGCATCTGCGCAGACACGCGCTGCATCCCGGAGACCATCAAATCAAACGCCTCGTCGCTGTTTTTCGCGAGGCCGTTTTTCATCATGATGGCGGCTATCTGGATACTCTCTGTCGCATCGCCGCCGAGCGTCGCCTGAATGTCCAGTGCTTTACGCGATATCCGCGCCAGCTCGGTTTCCCCTACGTCTCCCATCGCACCCAATGTGCTGCGCACGGCGGCCACTGCGTCCGCTATCTGGTTGATGTCGCCACTGACTCCAGAGGCGTTAATCTCCTTGATAACACGGGTGTACTGTTCGCCGTCGGCCGCATTTCCGCCCGTCTGCGCCGCAATGCGCGCCCCGTGTCCGTCGGCCTGAACCGAGGGGGCAATTAGCCGACTGCCTGCATACAGTGCCGCTGACCCGCCCGCAAAGGCTGCCGCGCTGGTATTGCGTACGGCGGCGGTAATTTCTTTGCCTTTCTCGTAGCGCTTTTTGACCGCATTCAGTTTTTCCTGTTGCTGGCTCACGCGTGCCAGCGCTGCCCGTTGTCGGTTCAGGGTGTCGGTAGCGGCAGCAATATTCGTTCTGAGTTGTCGCTCGGCACTTGCCAGATTGCGCGTATCGATGCCCGCCGCCCGCAATGCACCGCGCTGGTTCTGAACAGACTGTCGCAGGCGGTTTTGTTGCGCCTGTAACTCCGTGGCTTTTTTGCGCGCCTCTTCCAGCGCCTTAGTCTGGGCGCGGGTTGGGTTGGCGGTGTTTCGGAACGCAACCGCCAACGCGGCGGCGTCAGCTTTTGCCTTTTCCAGCGCCCGTCCCGTATTTGCCAGTTCTGTGCTGGTTCGCCGGAATCCCTCAATGCGCCCGGCCTGTGCGTTCAGGCTGCGCAACTGGTCTTGCGACCCCTGAATTTCACCCGACAGTGTGCGCGCCGCATCCTGCACCGCCCGAAAGGGGCGGGTTGCCTGATCAACGGCGCGCAACAATACACTGAGTTGTAGACTGTTACTCATTGTTATGGTGTCCGCTGCGTTTCAGCGCTTTGTCGCGCCACAAAATCAACTCGGTGAGGGTCATCGGGTACAGCTCGGATGGCGGCCAGTGAAAAATCACTGCGATATCCGCCATCAGCTCATCAACACTCAGGCTTCGGGGTAGTCCGCCTGTTGCGATTTCGGCGTCAAAAAACCGATCACCTTGCCTGCGATGGTAATCATATCCGGCAATTCCATACGGGCGATTTCGGTTTCGGTCAGTGCTGGCAGCGTCATGCGTGGCAGCACTTTAATCATCGCGTCTACGTCCGACCCGGCCAGCGCCGCCAGGCTGACGCCGCGCAGCGTTCCGGTAGTTGGTTTAATCAGGGTGATAGTGTCGATGACGGTTTCGCCGCGCTTGATAGGGGTTTCCAGTGTTACCACGTTGTCGTTTTTGTTCATGATGTTGCCTCTGTATTCAGATAGAAAATAGAAAGAAGACGGCCAGCGCCGGGCTGGCCGGACAGGGTTATGCCAGACCAATAGCGCGGCGGTGTTGCTCCAGACGGTCAGCGCCGACTACACGTTCAATCATGTTGATGGTGTCAATCTCGATCATTTCTTTGCCGTCCACGGTCAGCTTGTAATAGGTACATTGAGTGGAAATTTTTGTTTCTGTGTCTTCGCCCTGTTTGCTTTCGCCGCCGTCGATTTCTTTATGACGGCCACGCATCACAACCTCTACCGTCACAATTGCCCCGGTGTCGTCACGCTGATACGACCCGGTAAAGCGCAGCAGCACCGCATCGGCACCCGGTGCGGCATACTGTGCCAACAACGTTTCGTCAGCGAATCCGCCCATTGTCCATTCCATCGATAGCGCGTCATCGTCCAGACCAAAATCAATCGGCGCGGTGCCGTTCATGCCGCCGCCGCGATAGTTCTCCAGCTTGCGCGTGAGTTTCGGCAGCGTAACGGCGGTGGCGACACCCATGTAGCTCATGCCGTCATTGAACAGGTTCATAAATTTTAGTTTGCGAGGCAGTGCCATAGCGCGGTAGCTCCTTAGCTGTTGACCGACGCGGCCAGATTCACCAGATATTTATCGGTGATGCGCTGGCGCAGGGTGAGATTTTCCAGTGGGGGAACGGGGGTATAGTCATAATCGATATACAGTTTCCCAGCCTTGAGCGTTTCCTTATCGTTGGCGGTGTCGTCATACCAGCAATCGGCATCAATGATGTAGCCACCGGATTTCAGCTCACGGAATTTCGCCTTGATACCTTCGATAATGTCTTTGATAAGCGTTGGCGTAACAGGCTTATCCACCGCCCACATGTGCGCTTCGGCCATCGTATCGGCCAGTACCTGTGCGGTGCGGGTGTAGTTCTCAAACAGGAACAGCGGATCGTCAGAACAGGTGCGGTTACCCCAGAAGCGGAAGCCGTCCTTACGAACCAGCGTGGTGACACCTGCTTCATTCAGTAAATCCGCGTCGGTGCCGGGTGCCTGCAAATCCCAATACACCGAGGCGCTGATACCCGTCACGCCGTTCACGCCGACGTTAGACAGGGTTTTATGCCAGCCTGTCTCTTGGTCGATTTTGGCACGCAATCCCAGAGCGCGGGCGGTGGCATACGCGGTGGCGCTGGCGTTGGCCGTGGTGTCCCACGCGATAAAATCCGGCCAGATCACCATCAGTTCACGCTGGCTGAAATTTTCCCGGTAATTAATAGCGTCCGACAGGGTTTTGCAGCCCCACGCGCTGACGTAACCAAAAGCACGCAGCGACTGACAAATGGACGCTAACGCCGTGGCAACGGGCAGCGAGTCCAGCCCCGGCGCACCGAGAATGCGCGGCTTCACGCCTGTTACCGACAGGGCATCTAACAGGGCTTTCATCCCGGTGTATTTGCCGTTTTCGTCGCTGCCGCCGATCACATTGCTGATGGTTTCGGCTTCATCTTTACCCTCGGCCACACGCACCACAACGGTGACGGGTTTGGACTGGTCGGCGATGGCAGACAGGGCAGCGGCCAGCGTGCCTTTTTTCCCGGCCTTGCCGACGGCAGACAGCACATTGGTAATCAGTACCGGGATATTGAGGGGAAAGGTTGCCGCATCAGCATCGGCGGCGGTACACACCATGCCGATAATGGCCGTTGATACAGTAGAAATAACGCGCGTACCGTCGTTGACTTCGACGACCTGCACGCCGTGGTGAAAATCACTCATAAATTCAGGCTCCAGCTAATAGCACTATTGCTGCATTAGGAGCGGTTATTGTCCGGTGTGGTGCGAGCATGGGCGAGTCATGCGGGTACGGTGGGGGCTGGTACAACAAAGAGACGGAAAACAGGCACAAAAAAAGCCCACCGTCTCGCTAACGGTGGGCTTTGCTTTCCCTGACATGTCATTATTTTTAAAACCAACAACATAATGGCATTTTGGGTGACTATTTTATAAACGTTTATACAGATCGATTAGTCGTTATTGATCGGCGGTAACGATCAATTCGTTACCCGGTGTCAGCGGCCAGTCGATATCAGTAGCGTTAACATCGATACGGCTCAGTAGCACAGTGTATTTTTGCCACGCTGTCAGCGCGGCTTTTTCGGCGTCGGTCGCAATGTCCAGATTGACCGCATACGTCAACTCGGTAATGCGCAACGTGGCAGCGGCTTTGCGTGACGCTAACCCTTGCTGTGCGGATTTGATAGCGGCGGCGGCTTTCGCGGTTTTGTCGATCACCCACTTTTTCCCGCTCCATGCGTCGAATTCAGATGAAGGTTTCAGCAGCGTGACGTTATCTGGCAATTCACCAAACTGCGTAACTGTCTGCGATTGGCGCGTTTCTGTGCTGTAAACCGTCTGGCCGCGATAATCCGGCACTTGCTCCCACGATCTGCCATCAGCAGAACGGCGGAGCGCTTGACCCACAGGCGGTAATTGCGGTTCGTCGGCGTAGCTGTCCGCTGGCAGGCCTACGCCTTGCACGACATACTCGTAGCTCGCTGACTGATATTCCCGCGTAACGGGGTTAACGTGATAAACCGTAATCCAGCCTGAATTGATTGCCAGCCCACGTTCGTTCAGTTCTGCGTTTTTGATTTGTGTTGAATAGTTGCTCATTATGCTGCTCTCACTATGTAGTTAAATGCGATATTGCGCGGGCGGTTTTCATTTGCTGTAGGGACGACTTTTGACGCATCAAAATCAACATACGTGTGATGCTGACCGACATACTGGCCTGACAGGCTTGCCCCATCCCTCCGCTTAGTGGAAAACACGCCGCTTAGCGAGTAATCGGGATGATCGACAGTTTCAAATTGTCCTGTAATATTCCGAATCGCATCCCCTTGCACTGACAACAATCCTCGTCCAGCATCAACCCCGCGCCCATCATCCCATCCGCGAACGAATTCGCCGCGCAAGTCTGGTAGGACGCCTGACGGATAGGCCGTTGCCAATTGCGGATATGCTGATTTATTGAATGACTGCCCATTGCACTTTATCCAGCCTGCCGGAGGGGTTGCTGATGGATATGGAACAGGGGCACCAACAGGGAAATCGCTGGGTAGATTAATATCTGTCGTACCATCGAACGCCACGCCGTTAATTTTGCGAGGGGTCGCCAATTTAGTCGCCGCCGCCGCAGTTCCATCCGCTGGCAACGCTGCATTCGCTTTTGCCTGCGCGTTAGTTGCAATAGAGTGAGCCGTAAAAAGCTGCTGCGCTGTCGCAGCAATAGTTCTGCTATTACTGTTAATTGACGAGCTCAACACCACCACACCCGCGACGTCATATGATGCCGCGGGAACGTTTTTAATCTGTGACCAGTCAGAATCAACGCTAATATCTGCCGTACCGTCAAATGCCACGCCGTTGATTTTTCGGGCTGTAGCAAGCTTAGTCGCCGCAGCCGCAGTGCCACCCGCAGTCAGCGCACCAACGTCACCAGCAGTGAGCACGATATCTGCCGACAGCGCTTTGCCGTTAACGGTACGGCCAGACGGCACACGTCCATTGGCATTGGTATTCGCGTTAGTCGCTGCCGTAGCGGCATTATTCGCGGCGGTGGTTGCTGCGGTGACGCGTGTGTCAGTTTCTACTTTGGTGTATGCCCCCACATCCCCTGCACCCAGCGCGATATCTGCCGACAGCGCTTTACCGTTGACGGTACGCCCGGACGGCACGCGGCCATTAGCGTTCGTATTGGCGTTAGCCGCTGCCGTAGCGGCCGTGTTCGCGGCAGCTACGGCGACAGAAACAGCCGTATCGGTTTCCAGTTTGGTATATGCCCCGACATCTCCGGCACCCAGCGTAATGTCAGCCGTCAGCGCCTTACCGTTAACCTTACGGCCAGACGGCACCCGCCCGTTGGCATTATCATTCACGGCCTTTACTGCTTTCGGGGTTGCGGCCAGTACGTCACTGTCGCTGTTCGTCGCGTTGCTCAGTTGCACGAATCCTTTTGCCGTCAGTGTCCCGTCAGGGTGTTTGCGACTCTTTTCATGCTCCGCCAGTGCATCATCCACATACCCCCGCGTTGCCAGTACCACAGCCGGGTCAATTTTCAGTGTCACGGCGTCGGTACTGCTGACAATCAAAATCATGCGCACAGTCTGAATACGGCCGCTTCCCTCTTGTAGCTGGGGTTTGTAGGTTTCAGGGCAATTGGCGACAGCAATCAGATTGCCGTCGTCATCAAACAGGCCGACTTCCCGCACCCACCAACCGCCTTCATTTTCGGGGATCACTTGCTCGGCGATAATCTGGCTGGGGTTTTTCGGGTCAATGCTCAGGTTGTTGAGTGCCGCCCGGCGCTTTTCGTTAATCAGCGTGGTTTGTGCCGGGTTTGGGGTTGGCAATACGCCGCCGCCGTCACCCACGGCCATCCGGGTGATGTTCAGACGACTACCCAGCGTAGTGGCGTTAGCCAGTTTGGCTGCGCCGATGTTGGTTAACAGGGCAAAATAGGTTGCACTCATGCGGTTATGCTCACGTTGTCGATTAAATGAAGTGCTGCCCCGGTCACATCCAGACCGGACACAGTAATGGTTTCAGGAAAATAGGGGTAAATGGTCAGGTCATCACCGCTGTATGTTGTAGCGGCAACATAGGCCGCGCCCTGTGTGTCGAGGTTGATATTCAGCCCCAGCAGGTGACGGGAGGCGGGCTTAGCGTCGGCAATCAGCCGCTCCAGCTCGTAAAAGGTTTCTTCGGTGATGCCGCTATCCTGCACGCCGATATCCAGCCGAAACGTGCCTGGCTCTCCGCCGTTCTGAAACCATTCGCTGATACGGATCAGATAACCAAACGGCTCCACCACGCGCCGCAGCGCACCGATGGTGCCTTTGTGACGATGGATAAAGAACGCATCGCGTATCACCTGCCGTTTCACGCTCTCCGGCCACGCCTCATCCCAGCGGTCAACGGAAAACGCCCACGCCAGATACGGCAGCAAGTGCGCGGGGCAGGTGTCCGGGTTCCACAGCAGACGCAGGGGAACCGGTACGCGGGTAATCTCTGCACAGGCAGTGGCGGCGGCGACTTCCAGCGCGGACGATCCGACAGGCAGCAAGCGGGTATCACTCATCGGCACCGCCTACACCCAACCGATAGCCGGAACAGTAGGACGCCTGCCCGGCGGTCAGCACGATATCGGCGGCGGGTGTCATCAGCTCGACTCGTTGCACGCCCTCGACGTGCAGCGCAGCGTAAATCGCCGAGCGACGAATATCCCGCCCCAATCGGTGCTGCGCACTGATATAGGCTTTCAGCTTCTGTTCGGCGGCGGCGCGCACTGGCTCAGCTTCAGGACTCCGATATAGATACAGCGTGGCGTCAATCTCATACGGCACAATGGCGGCGGATTGCACCGTTACCCGGTCAGCCACTGGGCGCACGTCTTCGCCGTTGAGTGCAGCGGCAACAATAGCGACCAGCTCCGGGCTTGCGCTGCCGTCGCCCTCGCGTGACAGCACCGACACGGTGACGCTGGCCGGGCTGGGGCTGATAACCGACACATCCGCTACACGCCCGTCGGCGCTGCGTCCGTGGTACTGGTAAGCCCCAACCGACCCGGCAACGCTTAATCCCTCGAAAGACTGCTGAATGCGCAGGCGCAAATCACTGTCGGATTCCATCAGGGCAGGCGTTGGCGGCAGGGTTGAATCGTCAGCCGGGGTGATAACCAGACGGGAAACGCTGAAATTGGCGCCGAGCTGGTCGAGGTCATTCCCCTGCGCAAATGCCACCATCACGGCGCGTGCGGCCTCATTGACGCGCTGGCGCCATAACAATTCGCGGTAGGCGTTTTCCTGCAACAGCTTGACGAGCGGATCGGATTCCAGCGCCAGCGTGCGGGCGACGGCGGCGCGCTGGTCTTCCGGGTAGAGCGACAGCAGCATCGCTTTGCGCTCGGTGTAAATTGCCTCGTAGTCCAGCTCTTCAACCACGGCAGGCGCGGGAAGCTGGCTTAAATCAATCATCGCCATGTGTCAGCTCACAGGAACAGAAAGGGAAACGGCGTTGCTGTCAGCCAGCACGCCCGTAATATCAACGGCTAGCTTGCCGTCGAATGTGCTTGTCAGGTTGATGGCCGTCAGCGTGATGCGTGGCTCCCAGCGCAGCAGCGCCATGTAACACGCGGCCATGACCTGTAATTTCACGGCGGGGTTTTGCGGCTGGTCGATCAGCGCTGACAGCAGCGACCCGTAATCCCGACGCATCACCCGCGACCCGACGGGCGTAATGAGAATATCGCGCACGCTCTGTCGAATGTGCTCAAGGTCGCCGAGCGTCTGGCCGCTGTCACGGCTCATGCCGAGGTAACGTGCTGTCATCGTGTCCCGTCCGTCCAGCCGCCGCCGTTTTGTACGTTGCCGTGATTGTGTTTATCCACTTGCACGCCGTTTGAGGTAAATGCGCCGCCGCTGTGCTGGACAGTGCCGCGCATTTCCCCGCCTTGTTTTACTTCCAGCGTTCCGGTAATCAGCTTGTTAGTGCAGACGACTTCCGGCGTGTCGAGTGTGATGCGGGTTGACGCTCTCACCGTGACCAGCGGCACCGTGGCAGTGAGGGATTCAGACGCGGTGAGTGTGGCGGTTTTAATCCCGCTGACGGTCAGCGCCCCGGTGGCGGGTTCGTACTCGATCACCGCACCGTCGGGAAAGCTGACGTGATACGCATCGGCAGACGCCGACGGCGCGGGGTTGTCATCGGAATAGATGCCGGGCAGCACAAAGGCGGTGTCCAGTTCGCCGCCGATAGACAGGATCAACACCTGCTCACCGATGGACGGTGCCCACCAGTCGCGTGAACGTCCGGCACGGCGGGTTAACCAGTTCAACCAGCCTGTGGTCATGTCTCCGGTTTGTACCCGGCAGAGGGCGTCCGTGGTGTTGACGTGGGTCACGACGCCGACACGGATCAGATTGCGCAAGAGGCGCAGAATTTCGTTGATAGAGGATTGTGTATTCATGAGGAAAAGAATGCCGCCGGGGGAGAATGGCGGCAATGTGATGCGGTTCGCTGGTCAGTCAGACAACGACAAATGCTTAATTATCTCCTGTTCTACGATATTCATGTCGTGGTCACTAACTCCCAGCAGTGGCCGGGGGTCGTATGGCACTGCGCGGCTGGTACGACTGGGTCGATCTCGCAGGCCATAATGATGCACCTGTACCATGCGCTGCACCCGACCAATAAACCCCACGCTGGCCGCGTCGGCGGTGCCTTTCGCCTTCATGTATTTAGCGGTGCGCAGCTTCTGGAACATCTCGCGTTTAACTCGCCCTGTTTTACCGCTAATTGACTGCGTGCGGCGCGGGGCATAGGGCGTTCCGTCTGGTGACTGTTGTTTTTTGATGTGCTGCTGCTGACTACTGCGCAGCACTTTTGCAATTTTCCCCGCGAGCTGCCGACGACTCGCGGCCGACAGGCTGGCTAACAACGCGACCAGCTTGTCATCAAACGGTTTCAGCTCATTCATGCCACTGACTCACTAACTCGCCGTTGATATACATGGAATCCGGGCGCGTGACGGGAAGCTGTAACGGCGGCTCTGGCGCGTGGGTAACATGCAACGCCTTATCAACTTCTTTGACGATCACCCGCTCGGTGAGTTTCAGGCTGATGCTGATATCACAGCTACCGTTATCGTTAATGTCAGCGATGTAGGTAAAACCTTTGCTGTCATGGGTGATATCCGGCTGATTTTCCCGTAACCATGCCTGAATCGGCACCAGTAGCCAGTCGATATCGTCAGTAAAATCCGTGATAACCAGATTCAGTGTGTACTGGTTCTCAAACGACAGCGACGCGGCCAGCGTGGACACCACCGCGCCGCTGTCGATAAAGACATGCAACATATCGGGATTGTTTTTCAGTACCGGCACCGCGTCACTTAAGGCGCTGCGCAGGCTGTTGGGTTTCAGCATGCTGCGTCCTCTGCTGTGGTATGCTCGTAACGGGAAATGGTTTTACCGCGACCGTTCATGACATACGCCACATCCCCCGGATTCAATACAATCCGGCCATTCATGCCAGATACAGCAATGTTTTGTTTTGCAGGGCTGTAACCTACGCTTACGCCACTGTGGATCTCTTCACCGCCATTAAGTGAAACTACTTTTACTGTTAACATGCTTATTTCTCCTGTTTGTTTTAAATATTAATTACTTATTTCACTACCAGCGCTGTGTTGTCCCTGACAGTGTTTGATGGTTTCGACCTGTAGCGCACAGCTCATCAGTGCGCTTTCCAGTTGGCGGTTATCCGCGCTTAAATCACCGTTGGTTTCCGGGCTGCTTCCCGGTATCGGGCAACTCGTTACTTTCGGACAGCCAACGTAAATAATCATCGGGGTTGTCAAAGGCGGGGCGGCGGTGCAGCCGCTTAATATCGTCAGGCAAAGCAGTGCCATACCAGCGGCGCAGAGCGGCATTTTCATTAATCAGCCTCGTCATGGTTTTATCGCGGGACGCGGCCAGTTGCCCGGCCTGTGATAGTTTCGTGCGGAGTTCCGCTTGTGCCTGTTCGTTGCGTATCGCGCTGGACTGCAACGCGTCGATCACCCCATCCCTGACCAGCAGTTCAAGCGACTGTTTGACCAGTCTTTCGCTCTGTTCGCTAATCAGTTTTTCCGCGTCAGACAGTTGCCGCTTAGTCACGAACAGCAGCACGATGAACAACGCGGCAACAACAAGGATTACGCGGGTAAACGTGCTCATGCTGCCCCCTTAAGGCAGACGGCACGTTCACGCTGGCGACGGATTTCAATACCGCGTGATGTCTGGCCGTTGACATACACCCAGCGCAGCAACTGGTCACAGGCGTTGCGCCACTGGCCTTTGTTGATGAAAAACGCCAGCGTAGAGCGGCACGCCGCACCGATACCGACATTAAACGCAAAGCTCACGATGGCGTCATAGACGGCCTGCGGCATATTAACTGCCATACAGCGTGCCAGCGCCTTTTCGACCCGCAACACATCGGCCACAAGATTGACCGCCGCCTCACGCTCGGTGATGGTTCTCCCTGGCACCACGCCTGATGTGTGTCCGATCCCGTTCGTCCACACGTTCGCGCTACACTGGTACGGGCTTAAGCGGCATCCCTCAAGGTCGGCAATCAGCGCCAGCCCCTCTTGTGACGTTTTCAGCAAGGAAAAATCCGGCACTAACGCGGCCAGCGCTAACACCGTGGCGATAACGCAGCGTTTAACGAGTGATTTCATTGATAACCTCGCGGGGATCGATAGTCTTCAATAGCTGGTAACTCTTTCGGCGGTAGTACCAGTTAACGCCGACCGTGAACACCACCCCCAGCGCCCCGAAATAGGCCGCGAAATCCTGCGGCGTCATCGCGCCAAAAAAGGCCAGCGCGACGCTTATCCAGTACGCGATAAACGACGTGATTCTTTCCATATTCAATCCCATAAACTCACCGTTTCTGCGACAGGGGCGGCAGCAATATCCGGCAGGGTGACTGCGGTGCCGTGGGGCAGAATCGCCCCGAATTCGGCTAACCCCGGATTAGCGGTTAACACCGCCTCAACCGCGCCCTGCGTTCGCCCGTAATGGCGATAACACAGGGCGTCCAGCGTGTCGCCCTGCTGGGCGATAACGTTCATCAGATATGCCCGATGATGCAGCGGGGCTTATCCTGCAACTGACTGATTGACCAGCGCGCATCGCGCCACAGTTCATCAATCGTGCCGTCGAGTGCGTCGGCTTTGCGGTCACCTTTGGCGCTGGCGTCATAGCTCCGGTAACGCTCGTACAGCGTCGCCGTGGTAATGGCACTGACCGCACGCAGGTAGTGATGTAGCTTTTCGCTCTGGCCGTCGATCTTCTCGGCGGGAACGTCTGCCAGCGTGGTAAACCCTAACGGGATCTGCTCCCGGCGGTACTCGAACAGCTCAGCGTTAACCTCTGAAATTGCGGTTAATGCCGCATGGCGCAGGCGCTCCGGCGTAACGGTGTTCTCAAGGCGCATCAGCGTGCGCAGCGTTCCCGGCTCCACGGCAGGCCAGAAAAAGGTGTTTTCGATTACGGCATCCTGTTGCGCAGGCACAGGGATAACCACCGCATCCGGGCGTGGCTCCGCTTTCGCGGGGAAAATCATTGTCGTCATGACAACCTCTGAATAGGTGGGCGGTGGACACAGGCACAGAAAACAGTGAACTGTTCCGGCCTGTGTGCCGCCCGGCGCGGGGCGCGTTGGGTTAACGGTTGGCCGCTGCTTTGCGCAGCGCGGTTTCCAGCCGCTCTATGTCTTTTTTTACACCGCTTCGGCTATCAAGCTGAAAGGCGCGCTTCAGGTGAAACAGGGCTTGCTCCGGCTTGCCGCCACGCAGTATCAGGCCGATGATTTTGTGCAGTTTGGCGCGCACCTGATCGGGCATGTCCTCTGTATCGGTGAGCGTCAGCGTGTCGATCAGCAGCTCAATATTGACCGCCTGCCCGGCGGTATGGGCGCGGGTTGCGGCGTCGGCCACCTCTTCGGCTAACAGGTACGGCGTCGGGCGGGTGTAACCCTCCGGCATGACCAGCTTGTGCTGGAGTGCATAACGGGCAATCTCCAGCGCACCGGGGACGTCTCCGGCGTCGAGCTTCCACACCATGACCGTCATCAATACCGCGTCCTGTGCGCCGCCACCGCTGGCGAGGACGCCCGCCACCCACGGCGCATACGTGGGTAACAGCCCGCTTTTCATCTCGGCCTTACGCTCGATGGAGCGCACCTGTTTTAACGTGCGTTTGTCAGCCGCAAGCCGGAACAGCATTTGCTCGTATCCGGTGGCCTGTCGCAGCGGATCATTCTCCCGCTGCGACGCCTCAGCAGCCGACACCCGCATCATGTGACGCTGGGCGGGGCTTAGCATGGCTTAGGCTCCGGCGTTATCGGTTGAGGTTTCAGGCTGTTTTTCACCATCTGGCGCGGCTGGTTCAGCGGCTTTTTCCGCTTCTGGCGGTTTCGGGAACTCTCCGAGCTGGATGTTTTCGATCACGCAGCCACTGCCGTAATCTTCCACGACGTAATCCTGCTTAATGGATTCGTAGTTTTCGATACGGTCGCGCTTGGCGTTCTCTTCGAGGTGGCGGCGGTGGCTGTCGTCCATGTAGTAGATAGACAGGTTATCCAGACGGGTGACCATCAGCGCATTGGCCGGAAAGTACGGCACACGCACAGCGGGCAGGTTGCCGATGCGCTTCTGGCTAACAATCACATCAGCAGCCAGCACTTCGCTGTTTTCCTGCTGCTTGTTGACCAGCGGGAAATATTTATCAGCCAGCAACTGACGGCCACAAATCACCACCAAGTCGGGGTCTTCCTGATGCCACTCGTCGATCATGGAATTAGTTGCATCCATCACCAGCGCGTCAAGGCTGACATAATCGCCATTTTCGCCAACGCGGATTTTTTCTGAGACCGTACCGTTTTTAGCGGTGTAGGCATTCATCACTCGCTTGGGGGATTCGTTGCGGTATTTTTGCAGCCAGCCTACCGCCACGTCCTGCAACAGCGGATACTTAGCACGGTCAGAGGTTGCCGCACGTTTCACGCCGTGCCATCCGGCCATGATGTAATCCAGCGACTGACGCTTAGCGATGGCGTTGCGTAAACGCAACTGGAAATCCTGAAAACGCGCCCACAGGTCGAGGGTGTTGTAACGGATATGGAAATCAAAGTTCATCTGTTCGCACTTGTACTGGCGCGCTTCCAGACTCAGTAAATCAGCGGTTTCACGCTCGTCACCGCTTGAGGTATCCGTGGTGCTGGCAACTGACCCGGACACGCCGAGGCCGATTTTTTCCCCGGTCAACTCGGCAACCGGCACGATGTTGATACGGGTCAGGAAGTCACTGGATTCCTGCACCACTTCCATCAGTGACTGCGTGACGGACGGTTCAACGCTGAATTTTTTACTCAGGGTTTCCACGTCAACGCCGTTGATGCTGGCAAGCTGCGTCAGGTAGGCATTGAATTTAAAACGGGTTTCTTTACGCATTGTTTTTCCTGTGCTTTCTGAATAAGGGGTTAGTGGGGCTGCGCCCCGTTAGCAGTTGGTCAGCAGTGAGGCTTCACCGTCGCCGCCTGTTGCCGGGGGGCGGCGTTTCTGCGACAGGCTTTCTGTGCCGTCCAGCGTGGCTTTGAGGTCGGTTAACTGCTGCTCACTGGCGCTCAGCTTCTGCGTCAGCGTGGCAACGTCCTGCTGCTGGCGCTGCTCAAGCTGGGTAAAACGTTGTTCCACGCTGTCGGCGTTGGTTTGTACCTGCCCGGCCACTTCAGCCACGGCCTCATGCACATCACTAAAACGGGCGTCATCGCTGGACTGCTTGCGGCCAAACAGGGCTTTCACGCGGGTTAACAGCGTCGGCTCCACGTCCGGCAGGTCTTCAAACTCCAGCGTCACTTCGGTAGCGACAGAAAAGAGGTTTTCCGGGGACGATTTACGGGTAGCCAGCGGGCTATGTCTGGCTTTGGCGCTGAATTCCAGCATTTCCGTGCCGAGGCTGGCCGGATCATCAGTGACCGCCAGACCGACCAGATAGGCTTTGCCTGTGTTGGCAAAATTGGGCTGGATTTCCATCGAGGTATAGACCTTTTGCGAGGCCTTATTCAGGGCGACCAGCTCATCAGTCGGGGTGATTTTGGCAAACAGCGCCAGCTTGCCCTTTAGGGCTGAATCATCATCAATCGTCTCGGATTTCAGCTCGACTACATCGCCATAACGGCGAAACGGGCTGTCAGGTAACAAGCCCTTCAGGTGCTCAAGGTTGATGCGGCAACCGTAGACACGCGGATCAAACGTCTCCGCCATGTTTTGAATATCGTTCGCGTCAATAACGCGACCATCGCAGGTGTCACCCTCGACACCAACGCGGAACCACTTAGAAACTTTCTTTGCCATTTTCTCATCCGTTGTTTGCGGGAAGTCGGGGCGAGTATCCGGCGTGACATCCTGCCGCGCCATCAATCACGGTTCGCTAACCGCTGGCACAACAGGCACTTAAGGCGGGAATGGTCGGCGCTGACGTAGCCTTGCCGTCATGAATACAGCCATCGATACCACCATCATCAGCGACCCACGACGACAAGCAGCCTTGCTCTATTGGCAGGGCTTTTCGGTGCGTCAGATTGGGGAAATGCTGAACCAGAAAACGCCGACCGTTCAGAGCTGGAAGCAGCGCGACGGCTGGGACGCTATCGCCCCGGTATCGCGTGTTGAAGCCAGTCTGGAAGCGCGGTTGATTCAGCTCATCATGAAGACGAAAAAGGAGGGACATGACTACAAAGAGATTGACCTGTTAGGCCGTCAGATTGAGCGGCTGGCGCGGGTGAACCGCTACAGCCAGACGGGCAACGAGGCCGATCTCAATCCCAACGTGCGCAACCGCAACAAGGGTGAACGCAAGGCACCGGAAAAGAACGCGTTCAGCGATGCGGCTATCGAGAAGCTGAACGACATTTTCCTGAGTGAGATTTTCGAGTACCAGCGCGGCTGGCATCAGGCCGGACTCCAGCACCGTATCCGCAATATCCTGAAATCGCGCCAGATTGGGGCGACGTTCTATTTTGCGCGGGAGGCGCTGATTGATGCGCTGACCACCGGGCGTAATCAGATTTTCCTGTCTGCGAGTAAGGCACAGGCGCACGTCTTTAAAAACTACATCATCGACTTTGCCCGGCTGGTCGATGTTGACCTGAAAGGCGACCCGATGGTGCTCCCCAACGGGGCGCGCCTGTTCTTCCTCGGCACCAACATCCGCACCGCGCAGAGCTACACCGGAAACCTGTATCTGGATGAATATTTTTGGATACCCAAGTTTCAGGAACTGCGCAAGGTCGCCAGCGGCATGTCATTGCACAAAAAGTGGCGCTCCACGTATTTCTCCACGCCGTCCAGTCTGGCGCACAGCGCTTACCCGTTCTGGTCGGGTGAGCTGTTCAACAAGGGACGCAGCAACAAAGCCGATCACCTCCATCTGGATTTAAGCCATGCCAACCTTTCCGGCGGCGTGCTGTGCGGTGACGGGCAGTGGCGACAGATTGTGACGGTAGAAGATGCGCTAGCCGGGGGCTGCAACCTGTTCGACCTTGACCAGCTCACGCTCGAGTACAGCCCGGCGGAGTATCAAAACCTGCTGATGTGCGAGTTTGTCGATGATAAGGCGTCAGTGTTCCCGTTTGAGGAATTACAGCGCTGCATGGTCGATGCGCTGGAAGAATGGGAAGACTTTAACCCTTACGCGCTGCGCCCGTTTGCCTATAAACCTGTCTGGATTGGTTACGACCCGTCACACACGGGCGACAGCGCGGGCTGTGTGGTACTGGCACCGCCGCAGGCACCGGGCGGTAAATTCCGCATCCTTGAGCGCTTCCAGTGGAAAGGCATGGACTTTGCCGCACAGGCCGACGCTATCAAGCTTTTGACGGAAAAATACATCGTTGAATACATCGGCATTGATGCAACCGGCATCGGTCAGGGCGTGTACCAACTGGTACGCGGCTTCTTCCCCGCAGCGCGTGAAATCAAATACTCCCCCGAAATCAAAACCGCGATGGTGCTCAAGGCAAAAGACACGATCACCAGCGGGCGGCTGGAGTACGACACCAGCCACACCGACATCACTCAATCGTTTATGGCCATACGCAAAACAATGACGGCCAGCGGGAACCGTACCACCTATGAAGCCAGCCGCAGCGAGGAAATCAGCCACGCCGATGTGGCATGGGCAACCATGCACGCGCTGTTAAATGAACCCCTGACCGCGATTAACGGTCATGTCCCTGTCAGCATTTTGGATATTAACGAATGAAAATGACCACATTTACCCCCAGCCAGATAGACGACCTCCACGCGGCAATCGAGCGCTTCACCTTTCCGCACCAAGCCGTCTGGCAGCGTGTCGGCAGGCTGAACGTTGACCGCACGATCACCAAGTCGCGCCAGATTGGTCACAGGCCATCAACAATAAGGAGCTGGCCGCATGAAAAAGCGTAAATTCCAGTCCAAATCTGCGCCCGTTAGCCAGGCACAACCGATAGAGGCATTCACTTTTGGTGAACCGTCCGCCGTTCTGGATCGCCGTGACATTTTGGACTATGCCGAGTGTATCCATAATGGCCGATGGATTGAGCCGCCGATCAACTTCAGCGGACTGGCTAAAAGCCTGCGTGCGGCGGTACACCACAGCTCACCGATTTACGTGAAACGTAACATTCTGGCGAGTACGTTTATCCCGCACCCGCTATTGAGTCAGCAGGATTTTAGCCGCTTTGCGCTGGATTATCTGGTATTTGGTAATGCGTTTCTGGAAAAGCGCCTGAACCGCACAGGCGGCATCCTGCGTTTAGATTCCAGCCCGGCCAAATACACCCGGCGCGGCGTAGAGGACGATGTTTACTGGTTCGTGCAGTCATTCAAAGAGCCGCACCGCTTTGAACCGGGTAGCGTGTTCCATCTGCTGGAGCCGGATATCAATCAGGAAATGTACGGCCTGCCGGAATATATTAGCTCGTTAAACTCGGCATGGCTGAATGAGTCGGCGACGCTGTTCCGGCGCAAGTATTACCAGAATGGCGCGCACGCGGGTTACATCATGTATGTGACCGACGCAGCACAAAGCGGCACCGACGTAGACAAACTACGCGCCGCGATGAGTAATACAAAGGGACTGGGGAATTTTAAGAACCTGTTTTTCTACGCGCCCAATGGCAAGCCGGACGGTATCAAGATTGTGCCGCTCAGCGAGGTGGCGACAAAAGACGACTTCTTTAACATCAAAAACGCCAGCCGTGACGATCTGCTCAGTGCTCACCGGGTGCCGCCGCAGATGATGGGGATTATCCCGAATAACACGGGCGGGTTTGGGGATGTAGAAAAGGCGAGTCAGGTGTTTGTCAGGAACGAGCTGACGCCACTACAGGAACGAATGAAAGAAATTAATAAGGTGATCGGCATTGAGGTGATCGCGTTTAAGCCCTACAAACTAATAGAAGAGTAACCCAGCAACTCAGCCGCTTAACCAGCGGCTTTTTTACATCCCTTTCAGGACTCACCAATCGCGTTCTACACGCACCAGTGAAAAACCAACCCCACGCACGATATCAGAGTAGAACACATCACAGCGAGGCGCAGCGGCACGGGATGAATCGCGTCTAAACGCCCTTGCGCGCAATGCTATCCCCGCCACGCCTGCCCGCTTTGTGTGTCGTTTTTCATGCACCCGCACGATCCAGCACGATCCGCGCCAGCCGTGGCGTTAACGGGGATAAATTGGCAGTAGATCATCATGCAAAATCATGCATAACAATGCGTTCACTATTCTTTCTCGCTGGTATTACTTTTACTTTTGAACAAACCACTCACAACAAACCCAACCAAACCAATGATGCTGATGGTGCATGTGCCTAACAGTGCAAGCATAATTTCTGGTGGAGGCTCACCTTCTTTTTTTGCAAAATATATAAACACCATTAAACCAACAAAACCGCACCACTTTTCCATAAACCCAAAAGTTTTGTCAGCCATTTCTTTACGAAGAGTATTATCTGTTCTCTTTCCGTCCGCTTCTGCTTGTACAACTGCATTTTTAGCATTTAATGCATCAACATTGGTTACAACTTTATCTAGGCAATCAATAACTTTACCAATTTTAAAATTCAATGATTCTAAATACGAATCCTGAATTTCCTCATGATCTTGCTCTACCTGTTCTTGGTTATTTACTGGTCTTTTAGGATTGCCTGATAAGGGGGAGTTATTAATTGTTTCAGTGACTTGTGTAACCGCCTCTTCTGTTTGTCGTAGAGCGGAAATGAGGCTTGCTAAATCTTGATTTTCGGACATAAAAAAACCCCGTAGCAGGTACGGGGTCTATGATATAGGAATATTACAATCCTATGCAATTAGCATCACGTCTAATTAAACCTTTATAATAATTTTCAATAATATCATCAGGAATAATAGTTAGCCCGCTATTCATTGCTTGTGTCCAAGGAGTACCTGTGCGATGGGTAAAATTTGATAACGTTTCTGCATTATACTTCCCATACACACTAAAGACATTTTTTATCAAGGATTCACTCAATGGATCTATATGTGCTTCGCCTACAATACTATTGTTTATCGGGCTACATATAGGATTAGAACCATTATGTTTTATGACATTATAAAGAGACGGAATCACAGGACCGTAACGCCACGCGCATATAGGGTCTGTCAATAATGGTCTATTTAGATGCCCTAATGAGACACCATGTGCGATATAAGTCAGTTTTTGAGCTTGCATTTGGGTAATAGGTTTTCCAGCCGCGATGCCAAGCTCTATAAACTTGTTAGCAACCTGAATTGGATTATACATACCTCCCCCCTTAGAGTCATGCAGCACACGTTACACACGACACTTACAATCACACTATCACTCGGATAGTTGATGCGTCAATGTAAAGCGCGCGCATTATAGAGATAACTTAAAACACTTTCAATCCATCTTGGAAGATGGTGTAAAAATCATACATAAAAGATATAATAAATAACTATAAAATCATAAAGTTAACCATCAGAAGCGAATAGCGTTCCATCGTGATGTACATAAGGGATTGTTCCGTGAACCAAATCAGCGATCAGCCCTAATGCGATTTCTTTATCACGTTCTTTGCAACAACTCTCATTAGCCAAACGAGCTATCAACTCAACGCGTTCCAGCATAACACTATCATTCAAATTACAGTTCACTACGCCTCCAAAAAATACTGTAATTACATACAGTATATAGAAAAAACAACGATATGAAAGTGTTTTATCTCGTCTAGAAATCATTTTTAAATCAATTTAAAAACAATAAAAATCAAATATTTAAAAAATAACACATTTACATTACTCATATAATAACTGAGTGTTCCTGAGTCCAAATGCACCACATCCCCAACCTACATCTGATTACTAAACCCCGGCCACTCATCAGCCGCCGGGTATGAAATAAGTTCGCCGTCAACCTTCATCTTTGCCCCACGCGCCAGCGCTTCCAGCTCCCAGCGTTGAACGCTGATACCCCGCTGGGATAAATCACGCTGGATACGGGGTATCCGCTCCCGTTCCTCGCCCGTCAATCTTGCTGACGGTGACGGATCGCGGAGGGTATTGGGGTTAAAGTCGCGCTGTTTATGGTTTTTCCTGATGGATTGCTCACGCAGACGCATTCCTAGCGCCCTCACAGCCGCGTCGTCATTCCAGTCAATCGGCGGGTTATCGGTTTCTGATGTCGGCGCTATGCCGCTGTTTTCGGCCTGCTTTTTGACATTAGCGCCCGACCGTTGAGAACCCAACCCACAGTTATTGACAGGACTCCGAGGCGCGCCGGGGGCGCTTTTTAAAGTCAAAGGCTCAACGGCAACGGCTTTAGAAACGATGCGCCACTCGGTTGTCCGGGTTTCAAAAACATGTCCTTCGCCCAAGTGCGGGGCGAAAATCCCGACAACCTTTTGCACCTCTTCGTCATACTCGTTGAGCTTGTCCGACACCCGGCGCGCAACGCGTACCGTTTGCAGCTCACGGGAAACATTCGCGCCGCCCTGTGCGGCCATGTAGGCGTCAAATTTGCCCGCGTCAGCAGCACAGCGAACCGCCTCGACCTGTTCGTCGAACTGGTCAGTAAGATTGACGCTGCGTAACGTGCCGCTTCGGCACTCGCGGTACGCGCCCATTGTGGGGATACCGATAGCTTTAAATTGAGGGATGCGCCACGTTGACGCCCACGCAGTGACGGCGGCGGCCATGTCCCGCAGTGGCTTTCCGGTGTCTTTGTCGATCTCGCCATCGAGCGCGTAGCCATCGATATTTTTGGCGATGTACTTAGCAATATAGCCAGCGGCACCGCCTTTATTGAGGTGTTTACATTCAAAGCGGTATGTTGCTGCGCCGCGTTCGTTGCCGTCTTCTTTCAGGGCATAGCGACGCATAATATCGATGACTGACTGACGATGCGCGCGCTTGCAAAACAACATCATGTGCCAGTGAGGTGTTCCGTCGTGATGTGGTTCGACAACGCGCATCCCGTACACCTTCAGGTCGTTGTCCTTAAATGCTGTGCGCATCTTGCCCCATATCTTCACTAGATAGCGCTGGCCGTCTTTCGGCGTAAAGGCTTCATTGTCCCAGCTTCGGTTAAACTGGACTTTCTCGTTAGCGCTGCCCTTGCCGATCACGCGGGTCGGGTGATACTTCGACGGCGTGGTGATAGTGATAAACATCCCGACATCTCGCTGTTCGCTGGCGTAACGCTCAATCCCGGCGATGGTACTCATCAGCTCCATACGACGAATTTCCGGGTTGGAAATACTTGCCATCACTTTGTCGATAAGGTCGATGCGTTCACCTGTTGCGACGTTCTCCAGCTCACAGTTTTTCAGGTAATCCATGTTGGCGAGGCGACGTGCCTGTACATCGCGGATCGCCATCTTGCTGGCATAGGGGGACGCCTTTTTACTGACCTGGCCGACGGCAATATTCAGCGCCTCACGCCAGCGGGTACGCTGGGCTTTAAGCTGACGAACCCACCATTCCTCATTAATCAGGCGGGAAACGCTGGCTATTGCCTTGCGTATATCCAGCGTACCTTTGCGGTAGTTCTTCCAGAAAAGTGGGGTGATATTGAACGCACGCGCCATGCTGGCGACATGACCGAAAAGCTCGGCCTGTGCTGCATCGGTAAAGAGCGCGTCCGGCTGGCCGCCGCGTTCCTCTTTCATGGCATCGCTTAGTTCTTCATACGCAGAGAATATCTGGCCGGAAATACGCGCAGCCAGACGCCCCAGCGCTTTGTCATTCATGCCGGGTAGCGTTTGATAGGCGTCAGATTCAGACAGGAAACGCTCGGAAGCGTTGCAATTCATGGCATGGCGGGTATTGATTGCCTCAATACGCGGCCACATGCGCTGCATAAAGCTGTTAACCAGAAAACGATAGGCGCTTAACTGGCCTTTATTTTTTTGCAGGTAAACGTAGCGGCTCAGGCAGATTTCCCGCAGGAAATGCGGTTGCTGGTTAATTTTCGCTAAAACGGCTTGCCCCTGAGTCCATTCCTCACGGGTAAGTTGTCTTTCTTCCGGTACGATGGCCGGGCGCGGGGCATTCCATGAATGCGCACCCACGAACGCATCGCGGGTGCTGCCGGGAAAAGGTGGCGGAGGTGTGGGAGCGGAGCGCCCCCGGTGGGTGACGGTCATTCACAAATCCCAGCGTAAACGCTGCTGCACACGGCCTTGTCATTCATGCCAGCAAACAGATCAAACTGATTGCCACCGCGAGAGGTCAACGCCCAGTCTCTATAGGTTTCAATACCGTGAGATTCAACACTGATGAACTCAATACGGCGTTCGGCTTTACGTGGGTCTTGAGTCGAAGGAAAGAACGTGCTGTTACCACGGCGAGAACAAGCAGCAACCAGCCGTTCCCATTCAGCCACACGCGCCACCTCTTCCGGCCAGCGGCTGAATATTTCCGCTAACTCAGATTTTCGTGCATGGATGCACGGCATACAGCCTACGCGGCTGCATCCCTGCTGATAGAGTGGATTGGGTTTGATTCCGTGACGGCGTGCCAACGCAAACACATCTGCATGAGTCCATGTGAGTATCGGGCGGTAGACATGTAACCCCGGTGTATTATCTGCATCTGTTTCCCATTCTGGCAGTAATGCGCGTGCGGGGGATTCTTCCGCACGTACACCTTGCCAACTGATAACCTCGTCATATTCAGCCAGCAGCGGCATGACGATCTGGTCACGAATAGGCGCGTGTTTTAGATCAAACGTACAAAACCGCGCTTTGGTTGAAGGGAATCGACCTTTCCACATACATAGGTCAAGAAAAGGAATGCCAGTAGGATGGAGAACATCAAGCGCACGGGCAACTGTTGCGGTGGCCTGTGAATCCGTCATACCGCATTCAGTTACCAGCGTGACAGGCCAGCGCTCAGCAATGAATTTACGCTTTCCTGCTATGCGATCGTCAAACGAGGCTTTAACCCTGCGAATTTCCCCCAGTTTGGATTCCAGATAATCCAGATATTCCATTGTTTGCGGGTGTTCATGTCCGGTATCAGCAAAGGCACGGATGGTTGGTACGCCAGCCTCAATAGCTAACAGCCATTGTGCCAGCGAATCTTTACCGCCAGATACTGAGTTAATGTTGGTTGCATCGGCAGAAAAACAGCGGGAATCGATGACTGTATTCACAGCCCACCCCGATAGTGCTTACTCTTCAGTTCGTGGATACCCTGACAGGACGCGCAACGGGTCACGCCGACGATGGCAGCGCGGCGCGCTTCGGGAATAGGCTGATCGCAGTCTTCGCACACAAACGCAGAAACGCCGCGTTGGGCGTTCCGGGCGTTGGCGATCTGGTGCTCTAACATGTCTTGTTGGCGCTGCTGCACCATGTCCATTAAATCCGGCATTACTCTTGTTCCTTATCGTTATTAAGTTGGTCAAAGGCTGACTGGCACAGCGCCGCAAAGCGTTTGCTTTCTGTCAGCAGCTTCTTTGAGTCGGTGACATTGCCGCGCCAAATTTCGGTGGCGATAGCACGATGCACAAAATCGTTAATCAGGCTGACGGGATTCTGATAAACGGCCAGCGTGGATAAATACGGCTGGTCGCCGTCTTCTTTTCCGCATTTAATTTCGCCCAGCGCAAAGTCATAGCCGACTTTCGCTATTGCATAATTGCCGTTGATATCGACGCGGTTATAAGCGGGGTTTTCCATTACATCACCGCCTTAATATCTGAACCGGAATTATTAAAGGCGTCGGATTCCTGCCGTAATAATTCGATGATTTCCACGCTGCTTAATTCATGGATAGCGGCATGAGTCGCCAGCTTATCCAGACGAGAAGAAAAAGACGTGTGCGCATCGGCTTTCGCCTCGGTGCGTGCCTGAGAAAGCATTAACTGAATGCCCTCGCTTTCAGCCTTGTGGTGCATCGCCTGACCGACTGTTTTATACATGTGCATATAATCCTCAGATAAAGGGAGTCCCGACGCGGTTAAGCGCCTAATTAGTTTCAGGGGTTATTTAATTCAGATATTCTTCGGGTTTAATTGCCGTCAGAATGTCAGGGGCAGCATCAAATAAACTCACAAGCTCATTTAATGCGCGTAATATTGGTTTACGCCATTGGCATGATTCATCGTCAATACGCCAATAAGGTTGATTAAATTCTTTTTCCGTTAACCCCGCGTGCATAAATAAGGTTTTTCTCTCGCCGACATTTAACCAGCTCAGAAACGTTGACGTATTCACACCACGGATGCGAACTTTTGAGAAAGCCCGGCGCAGTTCATCAATAGCGCAGACAATCCGCTCACGCTCTGCGGTTGGCATTTCCTCCAGACGGTAAACGGTCTGGCTCTTTTTCATCTGCGCATGAAAACAGAGGGTCAAACGGTCACGCTCATGCAGGCTATTGTAATACGCGCAGGTTTCACGCCAGCGGCTATCAGCAAAGTGCTTGCCGATCACGTTGCGCAGCCCGGCGGGTAAGTTCTGCATACTGTTGACTGTAAACGCGGTCATACTTTCCCCCGTATCGCTAACTTGATGGAACGAATAACCTGCACGGAACAACTCACCGGGCGGGTACGGATGATGATCCCCTGACGGCCTTTGCCTTTGGTGATCGTAAAATCGGGCTTTGTCTCCGTCTGGTGCCACCAGAGGAACGGCGCGATTGAAATTGGTGCTTGCATGTTTTCCTCCTTCCTATTGGTAACCGCCCACGGATAGGCGGTTGCAAATAGGTGCCGGATACGCCCGGCACGGCTGCTTATTTAAATTCCGACGGGGCGTTTAATTGTCCCGCGTTCTCTTCCCAAATAATCTAAATAAACTGACGCAATCTTTTCATAAGAAATGCCAGTATCAAACTCCTTACCTGAATTAAGATGTATAACAGCGGTTACATCATATTTTCTTTTAATTTCAGAAATCGCCACTATGGAATCAGCTTTAATAATAATACGACCATCAATCGTATTAATACGCATACAACCATATGTATCTTTTGATGGCGTTTTTTCCTCTATAAATCGGGAGGAAATGAAATCGTCAATACCATCAACGACACTAGATACGCTACCATAATTTTTATCAGCAAAGCATTCAACCACATAGTGAACATTGCCGACATGTTCACCATGCAAATGATATTGGCGGCATAAAGGGGCTGTATGCTTGCTGTCCTTATTCAAATTAATGAAACAATTACTTGTCGGCTGAGCTGATGCTTTCAGTTCAGTAATTTCATTACTCATTTCACGCGCGTATTCTTCCACGTCGTCAAGAAACGAGTTCGCATGCTTAATGTTGACATGTCTTTTTTTCAAACCTTCACGCATAGCATTAATCAGACCAAAAATCGGCATTTTCATTTTTCTTACTCACCCAATATTCAACGACGCACTAATACCGCTCAGTGCATCTACGGTTGACGCTAACGCGGGGTTAGCTTGAATACGCGTCTGTAACGTTAAGCCGACCAGCGACAAATAACGCACGCCCGCGTTGATACTCTCGATAACGTTATGCCGACGCGCTGGCGTCATACGCTCATCTGATACGCTTTCAGCAGCAACCGCGCCCACTGCGGCGGTGGCCTGCAATACATACGTGGTTAGCCGCTCCGCCTTTGCCTCATTCACTGGCACGGCAGGCAGGCAATTAAGCTGTGCCAAAAGCCCATCGATCAGCGTGGCGTCTTCGGTTACATCGGTGATGGTCATCAGCTCGTCACACGTCAGCTTGTGCGGCTGTTCTGGATTCAGTTTGTTACGCAGGGTCTGATGATTCATGCTCACCTGCCCTGCCAGCTTCGCCAGATTGTGCTTTAACGCAAACGCCTGACAGGCGCGGTCAAAATGTGGGTGTATGGAAATTTGATAATCAAACATGCCGCATCCTTTCGATTCACTTATTGTGAATTACGCACCAATAATGAGTTGAAAACGGGAATGCCCCAAAGCTTTACGCAACTGTTCTTCTTTCCAACGTGCGTAATAGATACGAATCGGGCCACCTGCTTTCTTACAACCCTTACGGATTTTGCGGGGTTCAATAGGCAAACAAGGTGTTTCGCCAGTGCTCCAGCGACGAGCTGTACGAGTAGAAACCCCTTCCAGCTCCGCAAATTGCTTTAACGTCACTATTGGTGCGGGGATTTTGAATATTGCGATTTCAGAAGCCATGCTGCATCATTCCCTATTTGATATTGCTTGCCACTGTTAGCCGCTCACTTGCCAATGTCGGCCAACGTTTACCATTCACTTATGAGCAATCTAATTAACTTTTTAGAATTGGTCAAGATGGAAATCAACTAATGAGCATAAACGGATACACTTTTGAGCCTATAACCATTTTGGATAGGATCATGTCTGTTTACGGATTTACGCAGAAATTGCAGCTTGCAAATCACTTAGACATGTCGGCCAGCTCCCTGCAAAACCGCTATACTCGCGGTACAATCTCGTTTGATTTAGCAGCTCTTTGCTCTCTGGAAACAGGGGCATGCCTTAAGTGGTTACTCACAGGTGAAGGTCCTCAGTTCGATGGGGAGCCATCTCTTTCAGATCCCAAAAGAATTCCTTTATTCACATTAAGTAATGGAAAGCTTGAAGAAAATTCACTATTGAGCATCGATACCAATTTTTTTAGCAAACAAATGTCAAAAGGTATTGCCGTTCGAGTTGATGGGAGACTGAACTTCATAGAACAAAGTGCCTCACTTTCTGATGGCCTTTGGTTAGTGGATATTGAGGGAACTGCCAGCATCAGAGAACTAACGTTACTGCCCGGAAAAAAACTACATGTCACAGGTGGAAAAGTTCCGTTTGAATGTGGCATTGATGAGATAAAAACGATTGGCCGTGTAGTGGGTATATACAGCGAGGTTAATTGATGACCGTCCGTAAAAATCCCTCTGGCGGCTGGATTTGTGAGCTTTACCCGAATGGGGCAAAAGGCAAACGCATCAGAAAGAAATTCGCCACCAAAGGCGAGGCGTTAGCCTTTGAGCAATACAACGTACAAAATCCGTGGCAGGAAGAAAAAGAAGACAGGCGCACGCTAAAGGAATTGGTTGATTCATGGTATAGCGCTCATGGCATTACCCTGAAAGATGGCCTAAAGCGTCAATTAGCGATGCACCATGCCTTTGAGTGTATGGGCGAACCGCTCGCACGCGATTTCGAAGCGCAGATGTTTTCTCGTTACAGAGAAAAAAGACTAAAAGGCGACTATGCCCGCTCAAATAGAGTTAAGAAGGTATCCCCTCGCACACTAAACCTTGAGCTGTCTTACTTCCGGGCGGTATTCAATGAGCTTAATCGGCTCGGAGAATGGAAAGGCGAAAACCCACTAAGAAACATGCGCCCTTTCCGTACAGAAGAAATAGAAATGGCATGGCTAACACAAGACCAGATCGCCTCATTACTTTCCGAATGCAAACGGCATGAGCACCCCGATTTAGAATATGTTGTCAAAATATGCCTCTCCACTGGTGCTAGATGGTCTGAAGCCGAGGGACTGAGAAAAAGCCAACTCACTAAATATAAAATCACCTACACCAAGACAAAGGGCAGAAAAAACCGCACAGTACCGATCAGCAAAGAGCTTTATGACTCGCTCCCGGATGATAAAAAAGGTCAGCTCTTTAGTGAGTGTTATGGCGCGTTCCGGTCTGCACTGGAAAGAACCGGCATCGAACTACCAGCAGGGCAACTTACACACGTTTTACGTCACACTTTCGCCAGCCACTTTATGATGAATGGCGGTAACATACTGGTCTTGCAGCGCGTACTCGGCCATACTGACATCAAAATGACGATGCGATATGCACACTTTGCCCCCGACCATTTAGAGGATGCAGTACGGTTAAACCCCTTGGCTAAAAATGGCGATGAAATGGCGGTAGAAGTGGCTCACAATGTCCAATGATTGGCCTACAATGTCCTAATATGTCACTGATTGTTAAGGTAAATCATTGATTCATAGTTGTTTATGTAGGAACTCATAATCGCTTGGTCGCTGGTTCAAGTCCAGCAGGGGCCACCAGATTTTAGTTTTAAAATCATATAATTAAGCCACCTTTTACGGTGGCTTTTTTGTATTTAAAATTGGGAGTAGCGATGGAAAAAATAGGCATAGAATTACCAGTGGGGTAACTTACTCACGTTTTGCGCTATATCTTTGCCAGCCACTTTATGATGCATGGTGGTAAGATATCAGTCTTGCAACGAATGATCTGCCATGCCGATATCAAAATGACGATGCGTTATGCGCACTTTTCTCCAAATCATCTTAAAGATCATGTACAGCTAAAACCCACGCTATAACCTCGGGAGGTAATATGAGTATTTTTAAAAATGAAAGAGAAATGCAATTATGGCTCGAAGAAATATTGGAAGACCAAGAAGGATTGATAGATTTAATAATTGATTTTGAATCTATTGATAATTATGTTCCTAAAAATAGCGTTGCAAAAAAACTACAAGACAGCTATCTACACTGTATACCATCTCTAGGATTAATGGAGTTGGTATCTAAAGATCAAAATATTTCTTCATCTCAAAATGATATACTGAAGCCGGATATTGTTGCCTATGCAATAGAGAGTGAGTCATTAGTTCTTATTGAATTAAAGAACATATCCGGCCCCACAAGGCTGATGAATCCCCAGAAAAGGAGACAGGCATAG